GAGCTATGAATTTCTTGAAGAGGAAGAACCATTGGTAGTTGCCGAGGAGACAATGGACAATGCCATAAAAATAGGCAGATATTTTAAGTCTCATGCCAGGGCTGCCTTTGGGCTTATGGGCGCGGATCCTGTCGTTCAGCAGTGCGAAAAGGTGGTCAGAATCTTTCGTGAGAAAGATGTGCATAGGTTCTCTGCCAGGGAAGTCATGAGGTACAACAGATCATTAGACACGGCAGAAAAAAGAAGGCCGGTACTGGAACGGCTTACTGACTATGGGTACATCATGCCTGTGGAAGAAACAGGGTATTTTGGAAGGGGCAGGCACCAGGCGCAGGCGTATCTGGTAAACCCTTATATTTTCAAAAAATGAATTATGTCCTATTTGTCACATGTTTTCCTAGGCGAGTACATACGTAAATGCGTCCTTATAATAACAATATTATATAGATACTTATATATATATATATTATATATATATATATTTACATATATACCCTTAATAAACCTGTGACAAAAAGGACAAAAGGAAGAGGTCAAATGCTAGAAAAGAATATAGAACTAAAACTTGTGATGGAAGTGAAAAAGAAAAATGGCCTTGCCTTAAAACTTGTGTGCCCGGGATTTTACGGAATGCCGGACAGAATAGTTCTTCTGCAGGGAGGGAAGATAGGCTTTGTGGAAGTAAAGGCTCCCGGCAAAAAGCCCAGAGCATTGCAGCTTGCAAGGCATAAGCAGTTAAGGAAGCTAGGCTTTAAAGTCTTTGTTTTAGATGACGCAGGGAAGATTGGAGACGTGTTAAATGCGATTAACAATTAGGTGCGATTGGTGTAGGAAAGAATTTGTTAAAAACACAAATAAACTACGAGGAATAAAACACTATTGCAGCAGAGCCTGTCTAGGAAAGGCAAACAAAGAGCGATATGCACTTCGGAGAATTAGAATATGTGATTATTGCGGTGTTGAATTTGATTATCAAGGTCATCACAAAAAAAGGAATGCCCATTTTTTCTGCAGCAAAAAGTGTGCCTACGAGTTTAAGAAAAATCAGCTAACAGTTAGTTGTGATTGGTGCGGTGCGGATATAACACGCAAGGCTAGTGCTGTATTTAGATTTGGACCGCATAACTTTTGCGACAGAGGGTGTTATCAAGATTTCATTAACTTTGAGAAAGCGGGTTCTAAAAACCAAAAGGTTTGTGGAAGAGTGTTGTATAGGGCGCTAATGGAGAAAAAACTTGGGAAAAAATTAACGAGTGATGAAGAAGTGCATCATATAGACGGGAACCATGAAAATAATACTATGGAAAATATCAAAGTTATGAGCTCAAGTGAGCATTCTAAATTACATGCCGCACAGAAGAAGAGGAATATATATGGACAGTTTATTGCAACGAAACAATATTCATGATTATCAAGAACAAAGCATAAAGTTTATAGTGAATCATCCGGCTGCGGCAATTCTCTTAGAATGCGGTCTAGGGAAAACGATAATAACTTTAACGGCTATTAATGAGCTTTTGTTTGACAGGTTTGAAAGCAGAAAAGTTCTGGTGATATGTCCGTTACGAGTAGGCAATGTATGGGCAAATGAAATTAGACATTGGAGGCATCTGAACCTTTTACGCTATTCCGTGGCTATTGGTACAAAAGCTGAAAGACTAGCGGCACTTAATGCTAAAGCCGATATCTATGTGGTAAATAGGGAAAACGTGGAGTGGCTTGTGGAAAACTGCAAATGGGATTTTGACATGGTGGTCATAGATGAGCTCTCCAGTTTTAAGAATGGCAAGGCCAAAAGGTTCAAAGCATTAAAAAAGGTCAGACCGTTCGTACGAAGAATCGTCGGGCTTACGGGCACACCCAGTCCTAATGGGCTGATGGATTTGTGGGCAGAGATTGGCATACTGGATATGGGCAAAAGGCTGGGAAGATACATCACCCATTTCAGGAATGAGTACTTTGTGCCGGACAAAAGAAACCAGATGATTGTCTTTAGCTACAAGCCAAAGCCAGGTTCTGAGGAAGCAATCTATAACAAGATATCCGATATCTGCATAAGCATGAAGGCTGCTGATCACCTAAAAATGCCTGAACTAATAAACAACATCGTGGAGGCAAACATGGAAGAAAAGGAAAAGGCTGTCTACCAAAAGCTAAAAGAAGAAATGGTCCTCAGCCTTCCGTCCGGGGAGATTGATGCCAAGAATGCCGCAGGACTTACCAACAAGCTTTTGCAAATGGCTAACGGTGCTGTTTACGCCGAGGGAGGGAAAGTTGTTCATATTCATGACAAAAAGCTTGATGCTTTGGAGGACTTAATCGAAGCAGCAAACGGCAAGCCGGTGCTTGTGGCTTATTGGTTTAAGCATGATTTGGAAAGAATGCAGCAAAGGTTTGCTATAAGAAAGCTGGAAACGAGCACTGACTTTGAGGAGTGGAACAGAGGAGAAATACCTGTGGCCGCAATTCATCCAGCCTCTGCCGGTCATGGCCTAAACTTACAGGCCGGCGGCTCAGCGCTCATCTGGTTCGGACTTACCTGGAGCCTGGAGCTTTACCAACAGACCAATGCCCGCCTTTGGAGACAGGGACAAAAGCATGCCGTGGTTATCCACCACATAGTTACCAAGGGAACGATTGATGAAAGAGTACTGAAGGCTTTAAAAAATAAAAACATGACACAGGCTTCGCTGATTGAAGCCGTGAAAGCTGACTTAGGAGGAAAATGACATGAGATTTTTAGTAGATAAGGTGAATCACCCATCACATTATACCGGAGGAAAAGTAGAGTGCATTGATGCCCTGGAGGCTGCCACAAAAGATTTAATTGGCATTCAGGCTGTCTGTACTGCCAATGCGATTAAGTATCTGTGGCGCTGGAAGAAAAAGAACGGAAGGGAAGACCTAGAAAAAGCTAAGTGGTATATCGACAGACTGCTTAAGGAGGTACAATGACGAAAAAAGAACTGAGACAGTTATACTGCCTCAATAGGGAAATTGAAGAGGAGCAAAGACGTCTGAGGGAACTGGAGGCAAAGAAAACCAGGCTTCCTGATTGTGCCACTGAGATTGATTCTTTAAAGGGACTTATGAACAGCAATCTTAAGCGGTGCTTCATGGAGCTCAATAAACTTAACAGGTATATCAATTCCATAGACGACAGCTTCATCCGGATGATATTTGCCTTGCGGTATATCAACGGCTTGTCATGGAATCAGGTAGCGGCTTCAATTGGCGGTAACACTGAGGACTCCGTGAGAAAAGCTCATGACCGGTTCCTGAAGAAAGGAGCGATTGCATGAGCTATGAGAACGAACCGTATAAAAGACTGGCCAATGAAGTGGTGCTGCAAGCAGTAAAAGATTATCGCAGTGTGCTCAGAAAACTGCGGTGGTCCAAAGAACAAGAAAAAGCTTGGAAACAAATGCTGCAGATAGAAACGTTCTTTAAGTCTAAATATTACGGAATGCTTACAGAGTTAAACTCGGAAAATCTTATGAAAAAACTTAAGGAGGAATGCACCGATGAATGCAAAGGAATATCTGATGCAGGCGAAAAACATAGACAACAGAATAAACACAAAGCTTGAGCGCCTTGGCTCTTTGCATTCTCTAGCAACAAAGACTACCAGCACCTTGACGGATATGCCTCATAGTTCCAGCCCGAACCTAAAGCAGATGGAAAGCACTGTTTGTAAGCTTATGGACATGGAAAAAGAGATTAATACTGACGTAGATAAACTGATAGACCTTAAGCGGGAAATAAACCGGGCCATAGGTTCTGTAAAGAATCTTGATCAGCAAAGAGTTCTTGAACTCAGATACCTTTGTTTTAAATCATGGGATACCATTGCGGAGGAAATGGGTTACTCAGTCCGCAGTATTTTTAAGATTCATAATCTTGCACTTAAAAATATCAAAAGTGTGCAGTAAAGTGCAGTAAAATGCAGTTCAGGACATCTTGCGCCATTATTGACAATCTGATATGATATACTTGCGAGCAAAGAAAAAT